TTACCACAGCACTTTCAGTAAATTCATTTTCCTAATCAACCAGATCACTACAATTGCCAAAATAGTTACCAATACTAAATTAAACCATACGCTTGTAGAAGGTGTGCTTTGTTTTATTGAATGCGTTTGATTTAAAGCCGTTTTAACTTCTGTTGACGATTTTGTGTCAACCTGAGCATCCTCATTTGTTGTTACATCATTATACACTGATGTTTGTTCAAGTATTTGTACAGGTACTTTTTTGGGCTTAGACCTGGCTATAAAACGGGTATACCCCAAACTGTTTACATTGAGCACTACAGACAGGTCTTCGTTTTCAAAGTAAGCAGAAGTGTCATTCGCTGTTTGTAATGGCGATAAGTAACCGCTTAAAGCGCCACCTGCTACGGTTACAATGGTGTCGACTTGCCTCATTCTAAAGGTTTTTGTTTTGTCCACAACCAACAGGCTTTTATGAGTAGATGTATCACCGGTAGTTTTTATTTTAGTTGTTGAGGCATAATTATCAGTAATGTGCATTTTTTTTGCGCATCCGGATAAAACAATTAAGCAAAGTATGATAAGGTAATTTTTCATTTAATAAATTGTGTTACGGCATAGATCTGCCGGGTTAGTCTAATTTTTCTGTACACGCCGTCGCCTTCCCGGCTACCGGCGTCATTTGTGTTTCCTTCAACGGTATTTACTGTGGTGCTTGTCCATTTGTCAACAAAACCAACATGAGCAATGCGGCCTTTCTCCTTAAAATAAATGCCGAATACATCACCTGTAAGCGGAGTACGATTGTTTTGGGCGTTGCGCTTCCATACCTGGTTTTTAGAAATGAATAAGGCCGGGCAATACCCATTTTGAGGATTGGACACATTGTTTTGACCAAGCACCCAACACACAAATGCTGCACACCACGGATTGCCTTTTGGTAGACCTACATATTTAAGGTAGGCCTCAACCTGTTTGCCATCATTATTGCCTGTAAGTTCGCGGATGCCTATCTGGCTGGCATAGGTACGCTGTACGCTTGCCCTTGTATCACTTGATTGAGCAACACAAGCGAAAACATTAATAAAAAGTAAACCGATAATGAGATAATAATTTTTAGCCATGCCGGTAAATGCTTAAAGTCGTTAATAAATTCCTGTTCAAAATAAGTGCGCAGCGACAGCCAGTTTAACTTAAGAGTTATCCAAACTACCGATTGAAAAATACAGAAGCTGATAATGGCGGTAATAGGTATTTGTAATACGCCGATGTCATAGCTGCCGGCTGTTGGATCTATGGCTCGCAATAATACCGGCGAGACCCAAAACAACAATATTGCAGCTGCCATAAGCAGGTATTCATTGTATTTTAAAAAGAAGCTATGCGGTGAAGCTTTGTGTTTAGTTTTGCTTTCCATAAAGTTGGTATTGAAGGTGATTAATTCTTGATTCCATTTGACGGATAGTAGTTTCCAGGTGTTTTATCTTGTTGAGGTATTCCCGTTCGCGCTTTTGCTGCTGATGGATGACACGCATATTTTCAGTCTCTTTTTTTTGGAGATTTAGTATTTGCTGTGCCTGGTTTTTTAATTGGTCGCCCTGCAGGTTGAGTTGCGCACGCAGATCACCAAGCATAGTGCTGTATACCTCGGTATTGAAAAGCTGTGTTTCGGCGACAGTTTTTTTGCGGCTTGCCAAAAATGTTATCAGCGCAGCGCATGCTGCCGAGCACAGCAAGGGCAGGAGAGTGGAGATCATAGTAGTGGGTTTAATGGTAAAGTAATGGTTGGAAATGACTGTTAATCGCAGTGCGTGTGTAGTCAGAACATCTCAAACTGAGAGAAATGCTACGCGGCACATTGATGAGCTATTTTGATATATTAGCGTAATATTTATTCTGAAGGTTGGTTACTATTTTTTTCTCGACACTGATTAAGAACGAGGTGTCTGTACCCGCACGTTTAAGTAGTAAGCATTTCATCGGACTTGATGGTTTACGCGGGGTGGCGATAATAATTGTTATGCTAAGCCATGTATTTATGGATACCCGCTTTAGTAAATATTTTGCAGGTGATATTGGTGTTGAGATTTTTTTCGTAATAAGTGGCTTTTTGATCACTTCATTGCTTATCAAAGAAAAAATTGTCTTTAATAAGATTTCTCTTAAAAGATTTTACATCAGGAGGCTATTCAGGATATTACCGGTAGCCTATCTGTATTTACTAACGCTTTTACTCCTTAGTTACTTCTCGGTACTTAAAGTTGACTTAAAATCATTTTTGTCTGCCGCGTTTTTTTATCAGAATATACCTTTCATAAAAGGCGACAGTTGGTATGTTGGTCATTTTTGGAGCTTGTCTGTTGAGGAGCAGTTTTACATTTTGTTTCCTTTTCTGTTAGTCACCAGCATAAACAAATACATTAAAGTGGTTATGTGTCTTATTGTATTTATTCCCATAATAGCGTTTTTAGGCTACACAAATACGGGGGCATTTTACACCAATCACTTACTTCACGCAGCTGCATTCGTGATCATCAATCTTTTTGGAAAAACCGTGTGTATATTAATAGGGTCATTTGCCGCCATATTGTTATTCAAAGGTGTAGTGGTGATTAAAAGCACAAGTTCGAATAGATATTTAAGTTTTGTGCTTTTTATAATCGCAGTATTAATTCATACCGAGAAATTTATATTGCCAATACCATACTGCGGCTTGTTTGTGTTCCCATCCCTTATTGCAACGGTAATTGTTCTTAACCTTAACCCGTTTAGCTTTTTCACCCAACTGTTAAGCAATCCAATCATCCGTTTTATCGGTTTAATATCTTACAGCATTTATATCTGGCAGCAATTATTTTTACTATCAACCGACAGTGTTTTAACGTCTTCAAAGCTAATCAACATTGCTGGCGCGCTTGGCGTTGCTTCAATATCCTATTATTTTTTTGAAAAGCCAATGTTGAAATTGAGGCGCCGTTTTGCTGATGGTGGTTAAGCGGATTGAAGTAGGGAGGCTTAAGGGTTTTAAGTGTTGTTTGTTAAGACAGGGGGAATTGAGGTTGCTGTTTATTAAAAATAATTTCTTGTTGATAAGAGGTCGATTTAGATGCTTATTACAAACTTAAATTTTCTCACCAATTAGATTTTGCTCTAAAACGGAATGTCCATCAAAATACATAGATCCTTCAACGTCACGTATTTCATATCCATTCTCTTTTAGAAGTGCAATAACTTTATTTGCATCAGAAAAGGCGTCAGGAATGAATTCAAACATCACATAACGCGGATATATCCCAATCTTAAAAAAGCTAACTAAAATATTAAACTCCTGACCCTCTACATCTAACTTTACGAGGTCTATAGTTTTTAAGTTATATTTTTTAGTCAAATCGTAAATATTAAACGATGCCGAACTAAAGCTATCTAAACCCTCATCTGTTTTTGAAATTTGGGTATTTCCCATATTCCAATACGCGGGAATTGATATATTCAAAATTTCATTACTTTCGCTCAATGCACCTAAAATAGGTTTTACTTGTCGAAATTTATTTATTTGAATGTTGTTCAATAAATAGGTAAATGTTTTCGGATTAACTTCTATCGCAAATATCTCTTTTGATTGGTCTTTATCGTCTTGTGCACATTCTAATGCATATTGACCAATATGCGCTCCTAAATCAAGTATTACTCTAGAGTTTCTTGCTATTCGTTTAAATAGTGCTAAACTCACAGGCTCATAATTCCCGTGATAATATATTTGAGTTTGAACCCAATCATCAAAATCTATTAAAAGTTTTAAGCCAGATGGAGTCTCATATTTAAGCAAGTCTAAGTTGAATACACGTTTTAATAAGCCTAAAATTCTTAATCTAGTTGGAAAGTCTTTAGATTTCGAAAGCGACATTAATACTTTATGCTGCCAGTCTTTACCTCTAGGTTTTATGATTGTTTGATGTTGAGCCATTGTGCGAACATATTAAAATATATCAGCATTAAAAAGCAAGACAAATTGACTTTGTTAGACAAAATTAAAACGGCTTCAAAACAAAGGACGATGAAGTCGGAGTAACATCCATATTAAACAACCTAGCGTGATTGTCGTTCCCGCTTAGGTCCCTTACTCCATTCCCAATTAGAGATTTGTCGAGTAAAGGTGAGAAATCAAGTGACTCAATTTTATCAAAATTATACCAGAGTAGCAAATACTCTGTCACGCACGGATTATTTCCCACACCACTGTTATAATTAATTACTATTTGGTCTTCACGTAAAACCTTGGAGTATATTCTAAATTCATCTACAAGGGCATTGCTATTAAGCGTGCCGGTATAATATCTGAAAAAATTTATTGACTTTATATAATTTGGCGCATAAGCAGCAATTGAAGACATCGTACTCATGAGGTATCCGTTAAGATAGAATTTAGAATAGTTTTCGACTTTGTCAATACACCATACACAATGGGCTTTTAATCCATCTTCTGATTCTGGCCAGTAAGATTGACCGACTAATCCACCGGATTGGCTGTCGAATCTTAACAACCGTGCACTTCCATTAGTATTAAAATTAAGCGTAGCATCTTTCAAATCATCATATATACTAAATATATAACCATTATTGATTGTAATGTCTTTATACAACCACAACTCAATAGTCAGCTTATCTGGTAAAACATAGTTTACTAAACGGGGAACGTCCATATAGTCATTAATCCCATCGGGTTTAATGCCATTTCCAAACCCAAACGCTGCCGGCAGCGCACGATTCCAACCAACACCTTTAACCCCGCGTACTTTATGGTTTAATCCGTTTCTATTCGCCATAATTATTCATCGTAATTGCCACCACCCACTACTATAGTTAATTGTTCGCCTGATGACAGTGCTGCAAGCAGTTTGGCTTCCAGGTTCATGCCGTAATTCAGGTCAATAAATGGGTTGCCGTCGCTGTCTATTTGCAGCCATGGCAGGTTTCCGCGGTTCAAACCGCTAACTACCGGCACCGATCCATTTGTTCCTGCTGCTGCAGGTACAGTTATATGCCCCATTAACGAGATGTTTGTACCGTCGTTCACCTGTAACAGTACTGTTTTTTGCGTAGCGCTGGTTGATGATATTGCCATCAATGTTACGCGGCTGCCCTCGCTTGATGGTGCAAATACCTGCTTGGCTGTAGTGCCGTCTGCACTATTGTAAGCAGTTGGTTTGAACCGTACCGCTTTAGTAAAAAATATTTCTGTGTTTTTAGCCATTTTATTTATAGTTTGAGTATTTAAAAGCTTTTATCATTAAGCTATCCTGGTTAAGCTCGCTTATTTTTCGTCTTACTTCGTTTACCGCTTCAACCAGGTTTCCCTTAGCGTCTGTTTGCAACTCTGCCTTTTCTCCGGTTACATTTAAAACGTCTTGCTTTGTCGCGTAATTAGCCAATTCAACGCCAATGGTGCTTATAGTGCCTGGTTCAACATAGGCAACGGCAATCTCAATGGTAGCATCGGGTATAGGTGGTTTTACAGGGTTAGCGGATGTAGTTCCTTCTATAAGATGAAGCATACCTGATGCATCGCCATAAATAACATCATAGCGGCCATTAACCGGGTCTGCATCAGAGAGTAAAAAATCTTCTGCGCTTACCGTACTGTAGTTGTTGCCGTTTATTCGCCATGTTGCAGGGTGGATGGTTACTGTTTGCCCGGATACAGAAGCTTCGCCGCCTAAAACAAGTCCGTCGGCTATACCACCAACCGGAGCATCTATCCATTCTGCATTCCCGTCAGCATTGTCAATTTTTGCTAATATTTGCCCGGCAGTTCCCCCTGCAGGAACTTTAAGTAACCCATTTATTTGCGCCTGCAGTTTCCCAATTGCACCTAAAATACTATCAGTGGCAGACACGGCAGCAGTGTTTAAAAAATTTACGCCTGATAAAAGCGTTGATAACACTCGTGAAGTGGTAAAATATTTATTGGTGCTGCCCTCGGGCACTGCATCAGTACTACCGGGTGAGGCTACTAATAAAACATAAGTTGAGCCGCTCCAGCGGTATTGCGCGTTGTCGTTTAAAGTGATGTATATTTTTCCTGTTTCGCCCGTTGCCGGTAAACCTGCCAGGTTAACGTATTCCAATACATCATCCACGTAACTTGGTAACTGAGTAGCGGGAATCTTCCCGGAAACAAGGTCGGCTTTGGTGTTAAATAATGCGCTTAAGTCGTCGTTATCTAAAGGGTCGCCCGTCAAACTTTCAAACGATAGTTCTCCCCAATCAGTATCCCAATTAGTGCTGCTACTTTTCAATAGGATCTGCCCTGAAGTGCCGCCAATTGGCAAGCCGGGACTTATCAATGATATACCATTTCCCCAAAGTCCGGCAGTTTTAGGGCCATAAAGCGTGTAAGTGCTTGTGTTCAGGTAAAAATCGCCATTTACACCGGTGACCGAGTTAGATGGAATGGAGTTACCGCTTAACAAGCTGAAGCCATTGGTTCCGTTAGCGCCATTGATACCGGGAGTTCCCTGTGGCCCTTGCGGACCGGTTTGCATGGAGAATACCTGGCTCCAGGTTCCGGCGGTTTTTTTGTAAAATATGCCGTTGCCTGTGTTAATGTAAGTGTCGTTATCGCTTCCAATAAAATTGCCCGGTGTTCCAACTCCATAAAGTATGGTTCCGTCGGTTGTTCCTGATGATGCAGGGATAGTGTACACCACAGTCCAAACACCCAAAACCTTTTGAGCAAACGCGCCTGTATCGGTCTTGATAAACAGGTCGCCATTTTTGCCGCTGTTGTTTGCCGGCAGGGTGGTGCCGAATGATATTTTTGCGCCAACTGTTAAATTATCGCCAATAAATTGAAGCAGACTGGCAAATGCAAATTGGTAGTCGGCACCGTTGCTTACCAATAATGATATATCGTTAGCATTTATACCGGATGCTAAAGGTAATTCGCTGAGTTTTTTATCTGCCATATTAGTTATCTGTTAATGGTAAGTAGTTGGTCTGGCTGTATGAGCCACCCGGATAATTGAAATCCGATTTATCTACCGCCCGTATGCGCGGGCCCGATTGTCGGGCTGTTCTGTTTTTGCCATTATCTTCCCAAAGCGGAAAATCATCTCTATGATCGCGCAAAAATTTCTGTACCTCGTTCGCGTGAGCATTAGCTACGCTGCGTTGCTGTTGAACCAGTTTGCTAAGCTCGGCAGGAGAGAGCCGGATGCTTTGGTCTGCTTGTTTTTGAACCGGGCCGGTTGAGGTATAACGTATCGCATCGGCTTCAATAAATCGGGAAAACGCGAAGTATAAAAGCGTTGGCAGTAAGCCCTCATATAATACAATGTGTCCACGTTTGTTTAAATACTCGCTGCCATTCAGCAGATCTTTGTAATGCTGCGGAGCATCGTCTTTTATTGTTCCGTCTTCATTAAAATGTTTGATAAAGTCAAAGTATAAAGTGCGTCCTAAAAAGGGTTTGAGGTCAAGATCCTGCGCTTTTGTGATGAATACTTTAAGGCGCTCGGGCTTTACGTTTGCAGAAATATCCTCGTATCGCTGAAACGTGAGTTGGTCTATTAAGATCATAAGATGGGTTATGCTACCATGTTTTCAGCCTCGTGCTGTTTGAAGCCGTAGGCATGAATTAGAATCGCTATTTTGTTTTCGCGTGGAATGTCAGATAACAGCAGTTGATTGATGGAGGAACCAGCGGTTCTACCCGGACTGTCATCTGCAACCGTAGCAGGCACAGGTATTATATTCCAGTTGCCGGATGGATTGATGTTAGTATAAAAGTTTTTGAATATCTCTTCAAACGTTTCTGATAGTTCTAACCTATCCGGTGCGGTATTGTCGTTGAATTCACGTATCGCTTCTTTTTTTTCACCGCCATTGCTCAAGCCCGATGATTTTTCAGCGTTGATCAGTTCTTTCGGAACCGAAAAGCCTTTGATGATGCGCGCCTCAACAGAACGCTCCGTGCTTTCAAAAAGCTTGTCATTATTTTGAATGGAGTACGGCTGGAACTCGGGTTTCTGGCTCTCGTCTTCATACTCGATCACAATGATCTTTTGCGCGCTTTTAGCTCCCTGGAAAGTGCCGAGGTCTTTTTCTAATTGAGATGGACTGTTACCAACGCTTTGTTCGGTATCACCGCCGGCGTTATCCGCTTCTTCTCTACGCGATTGCATAAAGAGCATGGTTGACGGCAAGAACCCGGTGGTTACTTCACGGTTATTGAAAGTTTTAATACCGGCTTCGGTTTCAAAGTCTTCCCAAACGCTGTCAGCTTCAATCAATGGGTAATCATCAACCGCTGGGTTAAAGTAGTAAAGTTGCCCTTTATAGTTTTTCCAGCCGCCTGCCTTGGTAACCTGTTTTTTTATTGTTTCGGCATCCGGATTATACTTATCAATAAAGCATACTTTGCTGCGGGTAATGTGTTTCCATGTTTTCCGGCCCCAGTCTGAGTAGATAGCGTATTTATCGGCAGTATCAGCATTGTCAATATCACCCATGCGGATATCTTCAAACTTTACGTAATTAACAGACGCTATTTTATAGTTGGCATTATAATTAACATGTATGCCAAAGCCGGTAAACAAGGCAATATCCTTAGCTACAGCTTTTAAAAGCTTGGCAAGTGTGAGCCCTCGGCTGTTAATTACCAGCTTGCCCAGTTCTTTTTGTTCAAAGCCATTACCTGCTATAAATTTTGCGCGCTTGTTCCAGCAATCTTTAGCAGTAGGCGATTGGGCCACCAGTTCCAGCATGCGTTGCGGATAGGCGTTATCCATATCATAGTTAAGTATGCCAAAGGTTTGGTTAGGCCTAACTATAATACGTCGCTCAATTTGTGGCAGATAGGTTTTCATGTATTAGGTTTTGTTTTTATTAAGATTTAAGATTTCCGGCAGGTAGTAAGTACCTGCCGGAACAGTTTTAGACAGTTAGTGCCTCAATAGCAGCAATTGTGCTGGCATAGGTAGCCGGGCCGCTTACCGGTGGGATTGACACCGCACGTGGTGGGTAAGGCTCTTTCAATTTATCCGGGTTGGTTAGTTTTAATTTGTAACCACCATCCAGGCCTTCGTCGGCTGCGTTACGTTCGGCTTCGGTAAGGATAAGGCCATTAACAGCGCCAAAAAGTTCAACTGCAGAGTCGCTTGATTTGTAATTGTTCACCACAATAGCGCAAACACGACCATAGCCCATGGCCTGTAACTGGGCTTTGATATCAACAGATAAACCGGCAATGTTAAAGTCGATCTCCTCGGTATAACGCGGACCTACCGCTGTTTTTGCAATTTTTGAAATGGAGTTGAAGCTGTTATTGGTTCCTTGAAACTTGTAAACTTTTGCAGAGCCAACTACTGTAAGGTCTTCAACAATCAGCGGATTTAAAGTATCGTAAGAAATTGTTACATCATCCTGGTTAAAAATGTAGATCACATCTTCAACACCTGATGTTATAGGCTCATCAACGCCCAGGGCAAAGCCTGCATTTATTTTATTGTAAATAGACATGTGTGTTTAATTATTGATTTAATGAGTTATGGAATTCTTGATTTCCAATGGTGAACTATGAATGATCAATTCAATAAATCAATCATTCAATAGTTCAGTAATTGGCTTAGGCCGACAGGTAGAATAACTCGTTGGCAAATTTGAAGTTAACTGCCGCTTTCATACGGGCTTTCATGCGTACCACGTTGTCGTTGGTGTAGGGCTTCATGTAAACGGTTGACAGTTCTGATGAGTCGCCTAAAAGATCTACACCCAGGAAGAGGTTAGATGAACGCGCGCCTAAAATGGTATTAGCCTGCCAGTGGTTCATTAGTTGTAACGGAAGACCTAAGTAATCCATTTTCTTTCTGTCTGTAAAGGCGTTCAACACATTAACCGCTTTATCAGCCTGAGCTTGCGCATAAGCATAACCTACGTGTAAAGGTATTTGCAGGTTAAAATCTTCCTGGCTACGGTCTGCAGGGTCTAACTGCGCATACACGCTGCTCAACACGCCCAATACGTTGCTGGCGTTAATGTAGTTAACGGTAGCAGCTGTTGCCGAGCCGCTGAATGTTGCCGCCTTACGGGTGTTAATTTCATTGTAGTTACGCACTAATTTAAAAGTAGTTGCGCTTTGCACCTGGATAAAGTACGATTGCCCTTGCACGTCAATGCCGCCTCCGCCATTAGTAGTGTCTTTGCTGCTGCCGGTTACCGCGGTAAGGGTCACCACGTCGCCGTCAGATAAAGTTGCGGTGCTTGAAACTGTTACTATGCCGGTGTTGCTGATAGCGGTAGCGGCCATTGAAGTAGCCGATTTACCTAAGCCCACTTTGTAAACACCCGATGCTGCCGCGATGCTTGGCAATAAGCCGTCAAAGCCTGCTGTAAATGCCGCTTCTTTGGTAGCTCCTTTGCCTAACCAGTACAAACGCTCGTTAGCTATTTGTATTTTGGTAAGGTAACGCTGTACCATAAAATCCGACAGGTCAACTACGCCTTCATAATCCATAAAGGCGCCCGGTTTAAGGCTTTGGGCCTCCCATGATTGTACCAGCTTATCCCATTGTTCCTGTTTCATAAACTCGTATACAACAGGGTCAAGGTAACTTTCTTTTTGTGATGCTGTAGTTCCCTGGTCGGTAAAGGTGCCCGATGGGTTTTGCAGTACCACATCGTCATCAACGTCGAGGATCACTTTGCGCGATTTTACGTCGTTGATAACGGTTAGCAAACCACGCTTAACCGAATCGGCCTCCAGCAGTGTGCTTGCCATAAACCCGGCCAGCGCTTCGCCGGCGTAGGTGTTGTTTGTAAATGTAAATTGAGCCATAATGGTTTAGCCCCCCGGCCCCCTAAAGGGGGAGCTTTTTGATTGATTAGTTTACTGGTTTAGGGATACAGTGTATTTTGAATAGGTTATTTTGATTTTAAGAGTTCCCCCTTCAGGGGGGTAGGGGGTTAGCGCGCCACTGCCTTTTTTACAGCGTTTTGCGCTAATGTAGTTTTAGGAGCGAAGAAAGGATCAGCCTCTGTTTTGGCTTTGCTGCTGCGTTTTGATCCTTCAGGAGTAAAGTCTGATTTAATTTCGTTTTTAATTTCGGTGTGTGTTTTGTTTAACCTGCGACCGGCTTCTTCTAACGCAGCTTTAGCTTCAGTAAGTAAAGCGTTTTGGGCATGTAGCTTGGCTTTCATTTCTTGTACGAGGTTTTGAATGTCTTTTTGCTTACCGCTACGCTTAAAAAAGTTTTCGGGCAATGCTTCTTCTTCCTCATCCTCCGGCTCTGCTTCGGGTTCAACAACCTTTTCAACCTTGCCGTTTTTTACACTTATTTTTTTACCGGTTGATGTAGTGTAGCTATCGGTAATGGCGGGTTTGATCATGTCCTCATCCTGGTAGGCTTCCGCGCCTTCGCTCAATTCGCCGGCATGGTGCAGGGTGCCTTTGTCTGTAATGGTTTGCTTGTTAACCACTTTCTTAAAAAAGTTCATGATCTTATCCAAAACCGATGTTGTTTTTTCAATAAGTTCTCTGTTTTCAATGTTCATTGTGCTGTTATTTGGGTTTAAAAGTTTGTTGATGTAGCGTTGGTAAAATGCAGGCGCATTGCTGGTGTAGTTGCCGATAATGGCCGTATTGGTAATCTCGACCTGGTAATCATCAATGGAGTCAATGAATCCGAGGTCAAGCGCCTGGTCGGCAGTAAGCCAGGTTACGGCGTTGATAAGACTGTTAATGGTAACGCCGTCTAACCCGGTTTTGTCTTCGTAAATTGCCGCCAGGCGAGATTGTACCACATTCAATAAATGAATGTCTTTAAGCAGTTCATCGGCATTGCCTCCGCTGCCCGCAATGGGTTTGTGTATCATTAACAAAGCATATTTGCTCATTACAATGTTGCTGCCGGCCATCGCAACAACCGAGGCGGCGGAGGCAGCCAGCGCATCAATGTAAGTAGTTACATTACCCGGATATTTCTTTAACAGGTCGTAAATGGCAATGGCATCAAAGGCGCTGCCACCTGCCGAGCTAATGTGAACGTCTACATCGCGGCCGGCTGCTGCTTCCAACTGCAATTTTATATGGGCCGATGATAAATTACCGGTACCGATGCTGTCTGTATCGGTATCGTACAGGTAGATTTTGTGGTTCATGATGTTTTGTTGAGTCCGGAAGTCCGCAAGTCGGAAAGTCCGGAAGATTGTTTTTTTGAGTCCGAAGTCCGCAAGTCGGAAAGTCCGGAAGATTGTTTTTTTGAGTCCGAAGTCCGCAAGTCGGAAAGTCCGGAAGATTGTTTTTGTTGAGTCCGAAGTTGGGGAAGTCCGCAAGTCCGGAAGAGTTTTTGTTAGCTGGTTTTCAGGTTGCCTGATTGATCTGTGGTGCAGGTTTCGCAGACTTGAATCTGATAATCCTTTAATTAAGCGAATCAAGGTTCAGACGGTTGATACAAATATCGGTACTGTTTTTCACCAAAGTGGTGACAAAAGTGTGTCAGTAATTAAATTTTTTTTGCTGTTTGAAAATTATGCTGTTTGGCATAATTCAAAGGTCGTTATTTTATTTTTATCAGATGGTGACACAAGTGTGTCAGTAGTTGTAAAACTGTTTAGCGCCCGCCAAATAGTGCGTTCATCTTTATTAAATTTCGCTTCGGCTTCTAATACCGCCTGGTTTTTGGCAATACCTCTTATCTGAATTTGAGCATGTACCCATAAATAGATCTCGCGATAAGTGAAAAATTTATTGGTTACAAATCCGGCTTTATATAGTTCAGAAAATATGCCCTCATCAAACAGGGCGTTGGCTGTTTTTATGTTCATACCCCTCCCGTCCCCTAAAGGGGATGCTTTAGTAAATAATACTTTTAATTTTAGAAAATTTATGTTCCCCCTTCAGGGGGTTAGGGGGCTGGCCTCATAAATTCACCCTCTCCACCGTTTTAGCCAGTATGCTTTGCTGTGTGTTGATATCCTTTACATCTACATACACAGGCGGGAAGTTGTTGATCATTTGGTACGCCAAAGTATTGGCCAGATCCTTCACATCATTAGCCGGCTGACTGTAATATCTGTTGGAGTTACCGCCATCTGTATAAATACCACCAATAGCATAGCCACTGCCCGCGTTGGCTACCGAGAAATCCCTGCCGCCATAAGCTACATTAATGGCGCTTACTAAATTACGCGCCCAAGGGTTACGCATGGCTTCTGATACCACTACGGCTTCACCGGAGCGCAGATAGGCGTTGGTATCATCCGTGCGGCTGTAACCTGATAGGAGAGCCCCTTTGCCATCTGACCTGAACCGGCCGCCACCAGCAAACCCAGGCTTTTGTTTGGCTATTTCTGCTATAGACATAGCGCCCTGTGCGCCCATAAATACCGCTTGCGCAATACCTAATGCCTGACCAATAAACGGAATGCCTGCGTAGGCCTTGAACGAATCCATCACAGCCCGTTTGGTGCTAATAATAGTATCGGCTATTGAAGTGGCTTTTTTTGCCAGGAAAGCAGCTTTAAAAATAGCCGAATCTTTTTTGCTTCCTTTCATGGCTGCATCAATAAATTTGTCGCCGGCGTGTATTTTCGACTGCGTTAACTGATCTTCAAGTGCAGCTTTTTTCTTAGCATAACTTTCTTCAATTTTTGTGGTGTCTTCACCTTTTTTGCGGGCTGCCTCAATAGCAATGTGGTACTGCTGATTTGCCAGATCTATTTGCATCTGGAGCGCTCTGGTATGATGTCCGCTTTTTTCTGTTTCCTCAATTTTTTGCTGCTCTTTGCTTTCGTCAAAAGTGCTGCTTATCTGAACTTTTTTTACTGCTGCATTTCTTTGTGCATCTAAATCTTGTTGAACATTTTTGTCAAGCGATTCTTTGAAGTATTTATTCTGGTTAAAATCCAATCCCTGCATTGGTTCACCCATAGTTTTATTACTGTCAACTACAGCAGGTTTGGGATTTTTTGGTTTATTTTTGCCAGTACTAACCCTTAGGGACACCGTATTGACATCGCTTTTACCATCTTCTTGTGCAGCCAAACTGGCAATTTTGTTTGCGCCGCCACCCAGTTTTGTATATCCTTCAATCGATTTGTCGGCTTTGTCAATTATTTTTTGTGTTTCCGCAAGGCTCTTTTCCCATCGTTCATCGCTCTTTTTTTTCTCGGTTGCAATATATTGCAAAGCGTTCCCCAATCTGTAACCTCCGGATCGACCGGCTTTTTTATCTAAGTCTTGTTTTTGTTTATCCAGAGCATGCTGTTCTTGTGCATGCGCCGTATTAATTTTCTGAATCTTATATTCCGCATCCAGAACTTTGGCCGATTCTTCTGTGATTTTATTTAACGCTGCTTTGGCCCTGGCGTTTTCAATGATTGTTTGGGTGAGTTTTAAATACGTGGAATTCGCTCTGCCGTTTTTTATTTCCTCATCGGTTAATTTGCCAAAGTAGTCGGGATATTCGTTTTTTAACGTTCTTATGCTTTCGGCTCTGGCTTCATCCGAGTTTTTTACATCCGTTGCTGCCTTATAAAGCAAATTAAGCTTTGCAGTTTGAGTTGCGGCATCGCTGTTGGCGGCTTTCATTATTTCATTAAAGCCTTTAAGTTTATCAGTCATCTGGGCAACTGCTTCTTTGCCTTTGAAAAAAGAACTTATTATGCTTATTAACTCCGGTCCGAATATTAATAGTATGGATAGACCGCCGGTTAACGCCGTCGTTAATGTCAGCGCTCCGGCTTTTAAAGCATCTATTCCTGCCTTTACTGTTTCAAAGGTTAATTTAAGTTGGGTGTAATTTTCACCGATCTTAACTATAGATTCTCCCAAAGACCCATTTTGTTTACCTAAATCACTAACAACACCTGATAACTTTGAAATTTCGCCGTTAAGTTTGTTTACCGGTTGCGATAAACTATTTATCGAAACCCTTAAAGAATCAAATGCAGTTTTGTATTGATTGATAATTTGCTGCCCGGAAGCATCGATTTCTATATCTATAGATATGTTTTTGTTATTATCTGCCATAATTTTTATTATTGATTAGTTTAATTTATAGCCATGAAAGTTTTAAAATCGGAGAAATTTACAGCTCACAACTCATTGACCAAGTTTATTAATCAACAGAAGATTGAAAGAGAAGATATTCTTTCTATAAATACCCCTAATTTTGCTTCGTCAAGCGAATACGTCGTGTTCTTTTATCATGATGAAAATGTTGAACTGCCGAAGAAGGGTTTTTGGGATTAGCAACAAACGTCGTTTTTTTATGGGATATCCTTAGTTAGGCGGCGATGGCTAAGCCTTCCGCTAAGTGGAGTATTGTTTTATGTTCCGCATCCAGAATTTTGGCCGATTCTTCTGTAATTTTATTTAACGCTGCTTTGGCCTTGGCGTTTTCAATTATTGTTTGGGTCAGTTTGAAATAGGTTTCGTTTGCTTTGCCGTTTTTAAAGGCCTCGGTGCTTAGGTGTTCAAAATAGCCAGGGAATTCTTTATTTAACAGTTTTATACTTTCCGCCCTCGCCTCATCAGATTTTTTAACATCGGTTGCTGCTTTATAAAGCAAATTAAGTTTTGCAGTTTGAGTTGCGGTGTCGCTGTTGGCGGCTTTCATTATTTCATTAAAGCCTTTAAGTTTATCAGTCATCTGGGCAACTGCTCCTTTGCCTTTGAAAAAACAAGTAACAAGATTTATTATTTCCGGTAAAAAGGCAAGTACTAAACCAATGCCGCCAGTTAAAGTAGTATTTAATGCAGCTGCTTGCAACTTGAAAAGTTTTAGAACATCCTCTAATCCCTGTATAATACTTCTAAAACTACCAAACCCGGTAGCAACATTTTTAATTGTCGCATCCAGTGAAATATTTTCTTCATTTAGTTTATTGACTGAATTGGAAAATCTTGATAAGTTTTTGTCGAGAACATTAAGGGGAGTTGACAAGTTGTTAATTGCCATTCTCAAACCATCAAGAGCTCTGTTGTATTGATTCAATTGTTGTTGTCCTGAAGCACTAATTTCTACATCTATAGAAATTTTGTCGTTGTTTGCCATAATATTATAATTGATACTATATTTATTTATGAAAATTTTGAAATCTAAAGAATTTGCCGGGCATGGCCCACTGGCTACTTTTGTAAATGATAACAATATCAGGAGAGATGACATCCATGTTATTATTTCGAGTAACTCACATTCAACGGGTTGCATACTTTTCTTCTACGGCGATTCAGAGGTTGAGGAAAAAGAGCGCAATATGTGGGGTAAATTAAAAGATTAACCTACCCCAACATCATCAACTCCACCTTAGTAGCTTGCCCTTTGCGCCAGGCATCAATTTTATTAATGTAATAGTGATGCTATCGTGATCAAGGTAAACGAATGTCATGAGGCTTAGTACTAAATATCGGTTTATAGGCTTTTTTTGCTATTTTTTTGAAATTTAAATAATTCACTACATGGTCGTAAATTCGACACAAGAAACCAGTCAAGCTAAAAGCTTGTGATATTTAAGGTCGAAGTTAGTTACGCTAAACTTCGACCAGTGGGGTCGATGTATATATTATTTTTATTTGTCATATTGGTTTAGTTTTATCAAAAAAGATCATTAATCATGAAAATCTTGAAAGGCAGAAGTTTTTTAAGTTATGTGCAGCTCCTGCAATTTGTGGACGACAACTGTATCGTTAGAGAAGATATAATTGCCATAACTCAAGGTGGCGGGAGCGACTATACTATTTTTTTTTATGCTGATAAAGACCTGAAAGAAAAAGATCGCAACTTTTGGGGTAATTTAAAAGAAGATTAATCGCTTACCCCAACTTCACCAACTCTACTTTAGTAGCCTGCCCCTTGCGCCAGGCATCAATTTTATTAATATAATAGTAGGCGCTATCCTGCTCAATGTAAACCGGTACCATCAGGTCAAGCTCTAATATATCAAGCGGCGTCAGTAAAAAATAACGTACAACTTTTTTGGTTTGCTTTAGTATCTTCTCCAGTTCGGGGTAGTAGCGTTTGCGCAGGTTATCAAACTTTAAACTGGCCTGGCCATAGTTGCCTTCAATATCGGGTGCATCAACTTTATGAAAGTACGGTGTGCTTATATAGTCATTAACTATTCGGTTATTACCGCGGCCATCAGTAAATGTTACTGTTTTTCCACCGCCAAGCGGTAGCTTTTGGTCTATTAAAATGCGTGGTGCAACGCCAATGTTAAATTCATTACCGTCATGCTCGGTCATTTTTATTTGAGCTACGCTGCTGTTCATATAAGGCGATGCAAGCGTAGGTGCAAACTGGCTTTCAAACAGGTCTGCCGATGCCGGTAGCGTTGCGTCATTAACTTTAATAACCGCGTCGGCAAAGCCTATAGGCAGTACCGCGTCGTCTTCTTTGTACTTCAGTTTGTTTTCCTGCGCGTAGCCACCTAACTGAAAACTGATAGCCTTACCCTGGTCCAAACACTTATCCGACCAGTTTTTTGCCACAGGTATGTTGTTAACAATATCGCGGAAGGAGTTGAATGATACGGTACGTTTTGCATTATCGGTCTGGCAAATTATACCAAAGCGTTGCAGCGTATCTTTTAACAGGTCTTTTGCCGATATATCCGGGAATATGCGTTCGCACTGCACATTGTGCCCGTAAAGTACATTTTGCCGCTTAGTGTTAATGGTTAAGGTGGCATCTTGCTTAACAACAACGGTACCATGCTTGCTATTATTAACGTTGTACTCAACGTAAACACCTTCGCCTTGCAATAATTCTAACTCGTAAGACAGTTTGACATTGTTTGCCACACGCCGGTATAACTGCCAGGTAACAGGTTGGGTGTCTGTGCTCAGATCTATAGTGATATCGGTAAGGAAATCAGCATTGGGGTGCTTTTTTATGCGAAACACAATGCCAAAATGTTGATCCTCATTATTCTTACTCAAATCGCCCATCAACTCAACCGAAAATTCAAATACAACCGAAACAGAAAGGGTGGCCGGCGCGCGGTATACATGGTTTCCGTTATCTGTTTGCCATAAATTGCTTTTATCTACAACAGTATTATAAAATCTAAACCTGTCGGCGTAATTGTTTTTGTTAAACGTTTGGTCGGCATTGGTTTTTACAACACACCTGTACGGATCATCAGCTTCGTTGTTTTGAAAAATGGTGCCGTGTTCCCAGGCGCTGTTACTAAACTGAGCAATGAGTTTAGGATAAAGCGGATCATTCAACAAAGAACCTGAAGCCCGATATCCTGTTTTTTTAACTATCTCATCAATGGCTGTTTTGATGAAGAAACCCGGCCTTAAATAGTTAACGTTAATGGGCTGGGGATAACTTGGTAAATTGCCATAATCAATAACCGGATATATCCAGCCCGAAGTTTTGGTTTGTGATGAAGCTACGCTGTCAACGTCCCACTTATGTTCATAAGGCTTAAAAATTTCGCCCATGTCGTACAACTTACCATCAATGGCATCAAAAAAATCAACATTGCCTGATAGTATGGTTACGCTTGCCGTATCATTATCAACACTGTTCAGTTCGGCCAGGCCATAAGGGATGATCTCCAGGCCATCCTGAACCAGTTTTGCAGGATATTTTTTGTATGGAGCGTCAGAGCAAAAAGCTACATCGTCCGGAAAGCCCAGTATGCGCCGGTTGTGTTGCGTAAGCGGTATTTTGAACTGGTTAGAAGTGTTACCCTGCTGGTTTTTTACCTCGGCCAGGTTATTGATCTGGAAGGTTAGGGCAATAGGGCTGTCGTCGCTCAGGTCAACCAGCGTGTCGTTTATGTAAAGTTGAAGCATTTTAGTGAATGGTGAGTAGTGAGTGGTGAATAGTGTTTAGAAAGTAGCAGAAATCAAAATAGCTGTAGTTTCGCATTTCGGAATTTAACAACACACTATTCACCACTCACCAGGTTACTGCGTTTGTATATTAATTGCAGGCAAATTAAACGTAATGCTAAATGGTGCCTGGCCGTTACGGGTTTCGTACTCTGCGAAGGTGGCGGTGTTAAGTATAACAGTTTGCCATTTAACCGGGTTTTTGTTAACCAGCATTTGCACTTTAGGCGAGTATTTGATGGATTGCAATCCTTTTATGTCATTAACCGATAAGTCCTCGGCCATCACCTTCATTTTTTGTTCTGCGGATTTGCTAATCACGTCTTCAATGCCTTGTTGGTTCTCCCAGTCGCTAACGTATTTTTTAATGATGACCGCGTTCTGCACATCTAAGGTAACTTCCTGATTATACACAAACCTGTAATAGTTCCATGATCCGTTCAGCCCAATCCAGCGCAGATAAACGGAGTTGTCATCAATAGTTTTGTCTATGCGTACAACCTGGGTTTGTGTTACGGCATGACTAACGTTATTGCTGTCATCGTACTTAATAGTTAAGCTAAAATATTGCGCATTAGGTGGGAAATTGTTATTGATGAGCAGCCTGTTCAAACCTAATTGAGCAGCCAATGCAGTAGTTGATGCCATTTGCCCTGCAATAATGTATTTAGTGCCATCCTGATTGAGTAACCATGATCCGTCTTCGTTTAACAAAGCAACAGCTTGTGTACCACCGGGCAGCGGTTTACGGTTAACGTCAAGTAACTCCATCTCACAATACAGGTCTAAGCCTAAAATATCTTCGCTATAAATAAAACCAATGTCAAACGGATAGCTTTTGCTATAAGCCGGTTCTGCAAAATCAGTAAGCCATTTAGCCGGTTGTGCGCCGCCGGTTAAGGTTTTAAATGGTACGTAAGCTGCCATGTTACCGCCAAAGCGGTCGCCTAATTGTTTAGCGGCATAAACCACATAAAACGGGTGTTGCATGTCATAGTATGGCGATACGATCTCTTGCCCGTTCGCATCGTCATACTGTGGGGCGTATGATATGGAATAACTTGCGCTGAGGTTGGCATCCCGGTAGTTAACAAGCGCGTAATCACTCTCATCAACGGGCTTTACCAGGCTTTGCAAAAAGCTGGACAGGTCGGCCTTGACCAAACCGGTGTTGTCCGGGCGGTTAATAGATTCTATTGTTTTCTGTTGCCCGGTTGTAGCATCCTGATAAACTATTTTTGTACGTATGGCATAGTAGGGTCTTAACTTGTCAATATTAATAAAACCTGTGGCGCTTGTTGTAAAATAAGCTTCAATTACCACGGTGCTGCCGTCGGCGCGTATTACATTAAACACACCTTTGTAAGCACCCGCATTAACATAAACTTTGTCGTTCTTTAAAAGCTTACTCGTATCATTTGTATTGAGCAATAATGCCGCATAGCCGGTAATACTATCGTAGCTCACGCTGTAAACGCTAAAGTCCCGGCGCTGATAGGTGAACACTATCGGATTAAAAGCAGCGTTCCAACGGCAGATGTTTCCTCCAACTGTTACAGATGGATCATCAAGAAGCAAGTTATTCAATGTAGGGACAGCTATGTCCTGGCTGGCCGAACATCCCAGCGTGTTGGCATCGGTTACATAAACCGTTTTTAGGCCGCCGCTTAAGCCTGTAAAAACGTTGGAAGTTTGAAAATTAACATTGTCCAGACTGTATTTAATTGGTAAATAGCTGGAGTAAGCCTTTACTGTTATTTGTCCATCGGCTGCACCCGGTGTGGTTTCAAATTTGTCAACATCTATACCTAAAATTTGCAAGTTACAGGCATAAACCGGAGGCGCCGGGTTGGGCGTTTCTGATACGTTGACGATAAAGTAGTTACGGTAAAACTGTATTGACGAATTTCCATACTCATCAACCGCAACCCTAAATGTTGGGAAATTAGTGGCAATTTGCTGCGATTGGCCTGAAATGGTAATGGTGTTAACGTAACTATTGAGTGCGCCTTCACTAAACTCATCAATCTGGTAAGTTACCTCAACGTTATTACCGTTAACCGGCTGACCTGTCTCCGAGTCGTACAGATTAATATAGGCGTCGGCGTACCTATCGTTACCGTGATTTTCGTAACGTTCATCAAGCTGTATATTGGCTATTATTGGCATAGGTTAAAAATTTTGAAAGTACATGGCCGTTAATGTTATGGTGAGCGAAACACCTGTTGTATTGGCATCAAACTTATTGTATACCGGCAGGCACCTGGCTTTTGTGCCGGTTTTGATCTTAAAGTACCTGCCTTCGCTTTCGCGGTAGGTTGACGCCTTTACTATAAGCTCATTAGCTAGCTTCAGCGCCTGGCTAACATAAGTTTCGTTGTCGGCGGTGTATTGGTCAAACTCTGTTTTGAACAGGAATTCCAGTGTAAGCGTAAACGTGTTACTTACCGAGCTATTAACATGAGGCGACAGCTCAATAGGCTGAACAGGATACATAAACACGCAGGGAAAAGTGGTGATATCATCTGCCAGCGTGTTCAACTCATTAGTGGTGCCGTAGGCAAAAGCCGGGCTATTTGTAAGGCTTTGTACAATGGCTTCTATTTGGTTACGTATGGGCATTGTTAGTTGATTAGTGATTGGTTGATTAGTGATTGGTTGATTAGTGATTAGGTCTTGGTTAAGTCTTAGTTTGCCCTTAATGTTGAGCGTGTAGCAGCTCTGCATACCTTTTTTGATATTCGGCTTCGGTTTTGTTGAGCAGGAGTTTGGTTAATACGCGCTCATAGGGCATGTTCAAAACATTGTCCCATTTGCTCAGATCGCCGCCTGCGAGGGAGTTAACGGTGTTGATGTATTTAAACCGCTCAAAGTTTTGTAAGCCTGCTTTTTTTTCCAAAAGGGTAGGAGCCGATGCCAAAAGCCTGGTCTCCGTTTGTATAAGCTGGGATAGCAAATAAAAAAATGTTTCGCGATGGGCAGCGCCTCCGTTACCCTCAATTGTTTAATGGTTTCGCAAAATTCTTCTATCTTATATTCATCATACCTGTCCTTGGTAACTTTGCAGTAAAAGTAATTGGCCAACACCTTGCAGCATGCGTTTAACGATGGGTTAAAGCTTTCCTGCCAATTTTCTTCGCCATGTTTGCTTATGTGCTCGTTGATCTCGGTGGCTATAATGTCTTTTGATGCAAGGAAGGCTCCCGCTGGTTCAACAGACAGGTTATGCATCACCTTTATCTTCAATGGCTTTGTTGTATGATGGAATATTACATGCTCCGGAATTTCGTCGCTATTGTACAAATACTTGAGCTGGTTAGCTAATGACAATACAGCTTCGCCAAACACATGCAGATCATCTGCATTTTTTATGTTTTGTAATTCCTGCGTTGGCGTCCCGGATAAAATACTGATCGCATCAAGGTCATTCAGCTCAGGTTTTTCCTGCATAGCCATTAGCTGGCCCAGGGTTAATTCCTGCAGTGTGGACGGTATTTTCAGGGTGATCTTACCTGTAATGGTGGATATGGGTTTTTCTATCATGCTGATATCATTTGGTTCAATAGGTCGTTGTTATTGCTATTATTAGTGTTGAGGTGTGGCAGACGGGAACGTGTTCCGCCTGTTGCGTTTACCTTTAATTTGTTTAACGCCACATAACGCAGCGGATCGATCAGGTGGTTCCAGGTGTCAACGGGCTGGTTAGTGGCCTTGCCCGAGGCATCTGTACGCCATTTATAACGCTCCAATTCTTTACGCAGGTTGACGCTTTGGCGGGTTATGTTGAGCTTGTAGCGCTTTAAAATATCAATAGAGTGCTTAACGCTGTCGGGCCCTTTTTTGGCAGCGCTGATAAACCATCCTAATCGCTTCAATTCTTCAATTGATTTGGGTTCGGCAGAATCTGCTACTATCTCGTGACTTTTAGTTAACCCGGCCAGCAACAATCTTTTAGATACATCCTGATTGGTAAGACCGGTTTCATACAAAACTTCGTTTATCCATAACTCACCCGATTTTTGATAGACCAACAAACATCCCGTTTCATCATTGGTAAAGCCAAAGTCTAATCCCGCAGCTAACAACCTCGCATCAACAGGTATCGCATCGCATAAGTGCCAGTTGGTTAGTACCAATCCGCTTATTTTGCCGGTTAAGCCACGTGCATAAACTTTCCAACGTTCTTCGTCGTCATCTTTTAACCCCTCAATCTTTTGGCGCGAGGCATCATCCAAAAAAGGATTATGCCGATGGTCGGATATGATCAATTCAACACCCGGTTTACCCAGCAAATTATCGTGCACCCAAAAAGCGGTATTGGGGTTGTAGTCAATAAATATCCTTATCCTTGTGCGTAAAGCAAGTTCGCTGTAAATCAGCCAGTCTATACCATTTGCTTCGTTAACGAAAAGGTAGTCGCGCTTACCCGACTTTGCATCCTGATCATTATCATAGCTCTTAAACTCAATGATAGAGCCATTATGAAACTCAAATATCCGGTCGGTTTTATTAAAGCTTTTAACCGCGCTTTTTATCTCTTCTGAGTCGTTGTATATTTTCAGCGCATCTCTGAGCGCGCCCGCTTTTAGGTTCGGAATATCCTGCCCAACAACCGTAATAACCAGATTGCCGGTTTCGCAGGCTTTACAAAACAGCACCTGCTCAATGGCAAATGTTTTGCCCGAACTGGTACCGCCCTGATTGACCACCACCTGAGCCGTAGCGGCATAGTTGCGCCTGAACAGTATTGATGCCTGTGCTGCCATACTTGTAGTTTAAATGTTTGTTTTTTAAGCGCAGATCAAAGTGCTACTTCTCTTTCGCTGGATGCAGGTGCAGGGCCGCTATCAATTAATTTTATAGCGATGGTTGTGCTTGAACGCACTTGCTTGTCGTCGGGCTTATCATTCCAACCCATGTTTTTTAAAGCGAATAAAGCGCCGCTGGCCGACTGCTGATGCAGCTTTTTCTCATAACCTACCTCTACGCGGAGACGTGCGCGTTGTAACGTTGCGGAGTATTTGCCTGCTTTTTCCATTTTATCAAACTCGTCTCTGCTGTTAAAGCCGAGGTGCAATGCTAAGCCTGCCATGGTTGCCGGTTCAGGCTCCCTGATAGTTACTTTTTGTAGTGCAGGAGAGTCTTCTGATTTTTTTTGCGGCTTTTCCTCCATGCTGTATTCACCCTCAATGCTTTTAAAGTATTCTTCCACAAGGGTGCATAGGTCAGCCACGCTCTTAAATAATTTTTTAGGCATGTGATTTTATGATTTAGTTGCCGTTTGGCATAATTGAGATACAAATATAGCTAAAATATTTAGCATTTTAAAATAAATTAATTGTTATTTTTTACTCGCAGCGTTAAATAAATGTTAAAATGTACAACCGACAATAATTTAGCATTATATTTGTTTATCTGCACTTTACACGGTGAAATTATTTAAACACATAGCTTATATAATGTTTCTTTTTGTGGCATTTACTGCCTGCCAAAAAGAAGACGAGCGGCCTGTAGGTTTAAAACCGGTAGTTAAATCAGATTCCTTAAGTGCTGTTGTAAGCGTTAACAGCCCAGGTACTTATCTGGCAACTAAAGGCACGCTAAAAATTAATGTAGGCGATTCTACGTATACCTTTGATGCAGCTACAGATTCTGTTGCTTTTATTACCGTTGAACTGGACAGTACGCAATATTTTGGCATCACCGCTATCAATAAAGAACATACATTGAGTTTTGGCATAAGCTCGGCGGGTATTGCCCGGCCAGATACTAACGCCACTATAGCAGGTACACAATTGCTGTTAAGTACTGAAGAAAAAGGAACTATTCAATATACCTTGCCGAAATATATAAGCCCGGGCGATATTGGAAAACTTTACCTAATTAAATTCCAGCAGGACAGTACACTCAGTCGCGGTACTTTTTATACTACACTTGCCACCAAGGGTAAGTCAACCTACCAGCGTGCTACCGGCACATTTAATCTTATAAAGTAATTTTTAAAAGCTTTTTCAGTGAATACAAATATACAAAAATAATAATATGTTTACTATGTTAAATGGCATATTTAATTTCTGTGTCAGCCACTTCATTCTCCACTAACTGTGTAAGTAAGATTTTAACAACCGTTTCACGTAACCATTGCTGCTCTGTTAAAGTTGCATCCTCTTTATACCAACGGATGGGTTCGTTTATTTCAATGCGGGTTTTATAAATAAAGCCTTTGCGCGGGTGAATTTTGGTTCCTTCATAGCTGTTTAAGCCTTCGGCTCTTATTACTTTAGCCAGCTGTTTAAAGGGTATGTTTAGTTCCAGGCATTCCTCTAAAGTGTTTTTAAAGTCGTGCTTGTCTTCCAGCCACAACGTCAGTGCATCTTCGCCCAGTTCATGGTCGGCTATACTAATGCGGCTGTAATTGTAATCTACCGATATGATCATCCACCATATCGCGTCTTTCGTTTTTTGCGAGATCTTAATCATTTTCAATAAGTAATTAAAGCCCCGCAGGCGCGGGGCCGGTTTGGTTTATGTGAGTTTACTGCTCAAATCGCGGTTTCCAGTTGGGCAGATATTTCTGTATCGCGGCAATCTCATGCCGGTACTTTTCGCAAACTGCGCGATAAGCTTCATAACGCAGTTGCTTTTCCTGAACGTTTCGTTCATTCGAATCAGGCGATGCCTGATTTTGAAGTGCAGAATAGATAAGGTACATAATAAGGTATTAAAAATGTTTTAAAGGGTAGTTTTGAGGTAGTCATTTTTTAAGGCGGTAAGTTCATTTATTCTGTATTTCTGTATAAAATTTGTATTTATAAAATATATGCTGTATTATTGCTGTGTTGTGATACAAATATAGAAAAGAAATATCTTTATTTAAAGAAATAATTCAGAAAATTATTAACATTTATGGAAACCAAAGACAAGCCCAACAAAATCAAAACCGTAAGACCGGAAACATTGGAATTCATAATTCTGTATAACCAGTTAAAGGGAAAGGCATTTACAGGCAATGCGCAGCTGGCCGAGATACTTGGATTTAATTCTACCAGCTCTATTACAGAAATAATTAAAAGCAGGCAGAATATAGATCCTGAAAAATTCAAGGTATTTAAAGAATATTTTAAAGATTACCTGGATAATGGAACAACTGCACAGCCAGTAGCTGTAATGGGTGGCGGCATTCCAATGTTTGAGGTTTCTGTAACAGCATCGGGTGTGGAGGTTTATAATGATATAAACGACAAGCAGGCGGTGGGCAGAATGAATTTTCCCGGTATTGAGGACTGCGACTTTGCGCTACCGGTTTGGGGGCACTCCATGTATCCTTATTTAGAGAACGGTTGTTGGGTAGCCTTAAAGATCATCCACGATAAGAAGATACTGCCAGGCGAGGTATATTATATTGAATGGGGCGATTACCGCATGTATAAAAGATTATTAGCCGGTAACAGTCCGGATGAGGTAATAGCGCACTCAGACAATGTTACAGAGATGATAGGCAACCGCCTTAAGTACGCGCCATTTGTTATAAAGATTGACGAGATAAAGAAATTGTGTTTGGTAAAGGATATTCATAAAAAGCACAACCATTAGTAGTGTATTGATTTCATTACTCGTTGTTAATAAGTTAATTATGGCTAAATAGCCGGCAAGTATTCTTGCCGGCTATTTTTTTATATTTATTATTTTAATAATATCGTAACCGGTTTTTAATACCCCATTAACTTAAACAGTATGAATGATTTAATACTTTATTTTATAGCAGGTGGTTTTGTTGTTACTGCCATAATTGTTTTTAACCACAAAAAGCAAAAAAACAAGCTAAATGCATTTGTAATGGAAGCCGAAAAAGCGCCGTCATTATTAATGATACAATCGGTTGAACGTAAACTGAATAATATTTATGGCAGTTTATATGATAATGGCGTTAGAACCGAGGGCGAACCCAACGGTAAAAAGCTGCAACTGATACAAGAGTTGGAAACACTTGAAACGGCTTACGCCGATAAAAAGATTGGTCTTCGCGATTATAATGACAGGCTACAGCAATTACAACTTAAAACAAGCAAGCTGTAAATTCACGTTCTATGATATAAGATGTATTTCGGTTTTGGATATACATTGTTTATAATTGCAGGCATATGTTGTCTGACGAGGGTATAGTAAAACGTATCAAAATTATAGTTAAAGAGCACGGTGGGCAACTGGCGTTGGCTAATGCCATTAATGTAGACCAAGGCTTTATCAGCAAGGTTATCAATAAAAAACAGGAGGTGAGCTACTACCTCATCCGCAAATTGTGCCTTCAGTTACGCTATTCTCCCGAGTGGTTGATATTGGGTACCGGCGACAAGAACATCAACAAACCGGAATCGGCCAAACTTATTACAGAAATACAGATGATGCGTACGGAGGTAGATATCCTACATGCCCGTATGCGCGCTTTTGAACTGGAAATTAAGGAACTGAAAGGTTCCCGGGACGAAGAGCGCAAAGCCGCAGGATAA